GGCTTCCTGCCATTGGCGAAGTGGTCTTTCATCCACTTGCAGTCACTCTCCCATGTCACAATTCGCAAGTCGGCACTGTCTAGGTCAATGTCGAACATGGCCATGCCGGGGTCTGGGATGAAGAGTTTGCGGACATTCGGCAGGGACAGGCCGCCGCCTTCGACTTCACCGCCCTTCGGGATGTTCTGGCAATTCAGCCCGGAACCAAAGGCGTTCTTGCTAGAGGCGAACCTGTAGGTTTCAGTCCCACAGATATTGAAAGTGGTGCGGATGCGGCCATCTGTGTCCAGCTGCGCCTCCACGAAAGTTGAGTTGAAAACTCCCAGAGAGCGCAGTTCAGAGATCGTGCGGGTGAGGGGCTGAAGTATCGGCTCCCGCATTGCGAGCTTGTGCAGGGCTTCATCATTGGTTGTAGGTGACATGCCGCCTTCTGCGTTCCGCTTGAGCACTTTCTTCTGCGCGAGTTCTTCATAGAAAAGTTCCTGCATCTGCTTGGGGGAACGGATGTTGACTGGATGGCCAAGAACTTCCGCCATCCAGGTTTCTCGGGCAGCCCGTGCCTGTAGAAGTTCCTGGGAAAAGGCAGCACGCCTGCGCGTATCCATACGAATCCCACGATTCATGGTCTTGAGAACACAGGGGGCGAGAGATTGCTGAAAGGCATTGACAGCTTCGAGCTTAAGGGACTTTACAACCTGTGTTAGAACTTCATGGATCGCAAGAGTGCGCAGGGAGTCTGTGCAGTTGTAAATCCAATACTTGTCCTCACCTTCTCCTTTGGGGCCGTCAGTCCAATTAGTACGGTCATCCTTCCAGTACAGGTGATCCTCCAGATACATCGAAGAGAGGAAGGCCAGATTTTTCGGAAGGTTGGAGAAGCAGGAGTGCTGCTGAATCATCGTGTCTTGCACGTCCGGACAGAGAAAGTGCCAATAGCGATAGATGTACTGCGCATCGTAGTTCCAGTTCTGCCCGATGATCTGCACCAGTGACATGAGGCGAATCATGCGGAGTACGAGCTGGGATTCTTCTTCCAGAGTCCAGTAGCCTTCATCAGAGTGTTGGCACATGAGAGGGATGCAAATGGCTTCTGAGGAACTCCATGCGAAGGCGATGCAGGCAATGTGCCCTGCACGGGTTTCAATATCAGTGCCGAGTTTGAGCTTGTGACCAGCACTGAGAGCGGCTGAGGCAGAAGTGATGAGGGAATCCAGGGTGTCGGTAGCTTGGGAATAACTTGGGCGTATTACAAGATTGTAATCCGTGCGAGAAACCCGCGGATTGTCCTTGTGCCTGGCCACCCGCTTCAGGTCATGCAGCAGAATCGGGCGCAGATTCCATTGCATATTCAGAAGTGCCGGGGAGATTGTAGGGATGACTTTCAAACCTGGAATAAGCGTGGAGACCATCACAGACGACCTCCAGTTCATCGCACCCCACTCCCCAGTGAGTGCCCACAGCGCCAAGTCTCCAATGGCACAGACAACATTGGGTTTGAGGGCCAGGAGTTCCTGCCGTAGCCGCTCAATCCCTTCTACTACCTGGGGTAGTACCATCCTGCCGTTGCAATAGACATGGGCTGGGGTAATGTCTTTTTTCTTCAGCGCTACAAGTCCTCCAGTCCTGCCGGAAGGCGCCTTGGAAGTGCATACCATTGTCAGGTAACAACTCTCCCTTGGAATTCCAGCCTCCCGCATGAGTTTCGTGAGTTCTATCCCAGGCATACCCCGGAATGGTTCCCCTGTGGCGATATCCTGTTCATGCGGGAACTCTCCTACTATTGCTATGGCCGCATTATTCGGCCCGACTGCGCGTATCATATGACTATAACTCCTGCGTGTGTGTATGAGGGGGGGGGCAGCTTTTACATCCTCATCAAAGCTGCCAGTTCATCTCCCAACACCTTTCCAGTGGTAACAGGAGGATTTCTGTCGGCTTCCTCCACATCTTTCAGCCGCTGCAGGCACACTCCATAGTATTCCTTGGAGGCTTCCAGCACCGTTGCTTTGCACTTCTTGGCATGAGCGGCTGGGATGAGAGTGCCAGTGCCTCCGAAGGAATCCAACACCTCATCCCCAGGTCGCACACTTCGCATTAGCAGATTCTCATAGAGTGCGACCGGCTTTTGCGCACCGTGCTGCAAGCCCATGTCGGCAGTTGTAGCGATAATGTCAGGGTAGATTGCTGTGGTCTTTTTATGCCCTTTGATCGCGTACAGGATGCACTCATACTGCCGGCGCGGGCCTTCTTCAGGGAGTGGGACTCTGCCACTGTTGGGCTTCGTGTGCAGGATTGGTGTGCGGAATACGTACCAGCCTGCGGCTTGCATCAGTGCCTTCAGCTCATGGAACCGGTCGAAGTCGCAGAAGACATATGCGTGGGCCTGGGGCTTCGTGACACGGAAACTCTCTGGGCACCACCGGCGCATTAGCTCTTGCCAGCTTTCGTGACTGTCCTCGTAGTGGTGGCTGCTATTGGCCAGTCTTCCCTCCCCGCCATCACCGAAAGCATCAGCCCCCATTCCGTAAGGGGGATCGGTGAGGATGACATCAAAGCGCTCTGCTGGGCATACCCTAAGCCAGTCAAGGCAGTTGACATTGTGGACTTCGTGGATAGAAGCCTGGAAAGTTCTGCCGACTGCCTCCGCCAGTGCAACATTCTTTGCGCTAGTCTCCTGTCGCTTGAGAATTTTGAATGCTTCATCAGTGGTTTTGGCCTTTGCAATTTCAGGGTTATGGAGGTGGCTTGCTACTATGATATCTTTGCGCACCTGATCTTGGAAGGAGCCGTCACTGCGGCCTTTCACCTCCATCGCTGTATCAGCCACTGTATGGAGCTTTCCAAGGGCTTGGGCTTGCTGGGAGCGGAGCTTGTGGAGCCTGGCCATAGCACTTGCACGTTCCTGCCAGCTTAAGTCTTTGCGGTGGAGGTTTTCTTCCAGCTCCGCTTCCTCCGCTTCCAGTGGGGAGAGCTGCCCCAAGGTGACATAGGGCACGAAGCCCTCCGGGACTGGTTGGCTGTTATAGTGGAACTGGCCTCCCAGCATCCACAGGTCAGTGATTGCGCGAAGCCGCCGCTCACCCGCGACCAGGACAAAGCCTTCTGGAGATTCCCGTACTACCAGTGCATGCATCAGTCCCTTACTGGCAATTGTTGTGCCAAGTTCCGCTAGTGCCTGTGGGTCAAACTCTTGCCGCTGGCGGTCTTTGGCGATGATGATTTTATCTACTGCGATTAGCTGCATTGTGGCCTCACTTATGGCTAAAGGGGATGGAGAAAATGCCGTGGCTCAATGGCACGGCGCTATAGATCAAGAATGGCTTAGAACCGGCCATTTTTGAGGGATTTATACGGTAATGGGCATCGCCCCATGATGCAATAGGCAATGCGCGGAATGAGGGCAAGTTCTGGGAAATTTGAGATATGTTACTGGTGTAAATCATGGGCAAATGCCTTTCATGAAAAAAGGGCCAGAGAGGGAAGGGTAACCCTAACTGGCCCAAGGCGCTACAACTACGAATTACAGCAGGGGGTTACAGCTTGGCAACGCCTTTGACTTCAGCAAACACCTCACCGTCATTCTGGCCCATGCGGTGCTTTACACTGACACGGGCAGAGAGGCCGGGCAACATTGCGAAGGAGAAAGGTTCGCTGGGATCGTTTTTGCCGACAGCTTCGCGCAGGCGGCCCAGGGCTACGTTCTTGCCCTTGGACATATCCAGCGTACCATTAGCATCCAAATCCAGCATAAGTCCCTGCTTGCAGATGACCTCATCGCGGCCCAGCTCGGCTTTGACCTGCGTATCTTCGATAGACCAGAAGATGTCCAAGGCAACACCAGAGGATGTGCCGTCTTTCGATTGCCACTGGCGGGGGGCGATTTTGGAGATAATGGCCATGTATTCGCCAACGGGTACAGGGATTACCTTGGTATCGTTAGCACCAGAGACTGTGGAGTCGAGAAAAGAATTAGCATCAAAAGTCATGATAGAGTTCCTGTAAGGTTAAGGTTAAGGTTAAGGTTAAGGCTGAGAAAAACCCCTCTCGATGGTGCGTGAGAGGGTGAGGCTAGTCTTGCACCCCTAACGGCAGGGTGCAAGAGGAATTGCTACAGTTACGCGCATTGGCTACAGTACACCTCCCCGTGATTTCCACTTCCCTATGATAAGCCGGAAGTCCTGTGGTTGTCCCTGGGCGATGGGGAGATTGCGTGACTTGACGTCAGCGATTGCACTCCCCGTATCCCAGGAAAACTTCGTACCTTCACGGACTGTAAGGACGACGTCAGAGAACATTGCGGGGAGTTTGGGCGCCAGGGCTTTGCCAAGTGTGCTGATCATAATTTTCACCCCGCCCAGCACCGCGTCAGTCTCCCGCTCGACATGCGCAATGAGTACAAAGTGACAGCGGCAGTTGTCTGTCCACATGCGCACGATTTTCTCCACCTGGTCTTGCGCGATGCCCCAGTCTGATTGATTCTTGACTGGCTTTCCCCCGACGACAAGTGACATTGCTGCACGGGCCAGCCCAGCCATACCGTCCACTACCAGGGCACGGGAAGGTTCCCAGGTATCAACACATCCAAACTTCTCCCCTGTGCGGTCATCGGGAAAGTTATTCAGCGCTGCGCACAGAAGGAGGAATTGATTGTGTTTGCTGCGATTTGGGTCAGACATTTTAGCAAGGGAATCCAGTGCCATTGTGTTGATCTTTGTCGCGTTGTCCAGAAGCTCACTGAAACTTGCTTTTGGCGCTGCTAATTGGTGCCAGTGAAGATTCGGGGGGATCTCCTTTCCACGGTCAGTAAAGTAACCGAGCAAGGACTCCAGCCCGGACTCTAAGCCCAGGTAGAATACCTCAACCCCTGCTTCTACCAGGGAGCCGATGGAGTAGGTTTTGCCAGTACCTGCTGGCCCCATCAGGAGCACATTGACACCGGAAAGGGCGCTGGGGGCGACGGGGGCGGCAGGTAAGGTTGTTGATACTGCAACTAGTTCAGTCATAGTTTTTTCCTCTGTTGTAAATAGTTAAGATATTTGTGGTATCTGCGGGTTCTGTACACCTGCCAACCTACCAGCAGTACGGCCACAACCCATAAAACACCGACCACAGCCCATAAGATTACTGCAAGTCTCAGACAAATTCCAATAGTATTCATGGCCACAATCCTCCCTGTGGGGAATAGTCAAAAGGCTCAGCGAGATAGCACCTGCACGGCTTCTACTATAGCCCAGATGAACAACGCAAGCCTCAAGCAAATAATTACAGTAGTCATGGTAGTGCTTTCCTTCTGGGGGACTGTGGGCCTGCTAACCTGCCAGCAGGACATTTTCCGCGTAACTCAGATGACGCTCAAACTCCCATCGCACCAACTCCTCAGGGAACAACTCTGAAAACTCTGCATCCCACAGCAACATCAAAGAGCCGGGAACTGCCCAAGGGTGCTTTGGATGTTTTCGACAGGGAGTTTCGATGCACCGAAAAGTCCCTGCCATTGAGCCTCCCCCTTCTACCGGGCACCTGGCCCACACCTCCGCACAAATCGGACAGAAGTACGCATAGGAACGTGGAGCTGCGTATTCCTCATGGATATGGATACCACCACGTTGGCAACTGCCGAAGTAGTGGTTCTCCACAAAGAAATGCTGAGTGTAGGGGAGTGGGGATGGGAGCA